GGAAGAAGTAAAAACTGATCTTTCATTGAATGTCAATCTGAGAAATACGGATATGACAAAATTGTCAAAAAAAAGACCTTCCGATAAGAAGAAGGCAGCGCCCCTTGATGACGAGGCGGTATGGCATCTTTGCCTACCTAAGGACGCTAAGAAGAAGAAGGGGGATTTCTCCCTTCTCCCTAACAAAAATGCGACCAGTGCAGTGGTTAAACCACTGTATTTAGAGTCTTACGCCGTAAGACTATTAACAGCTCACAGCCATTATGTGTCCAAACACGTGGCTGTGCCTAGCGAATCTGCGGGCCGTTACTTCAAGGAGTACGGCTACACGTATCACGTTGGAGATAGCACGAACCCTCACGAGGTTGCGGCTGTCCAACGGAGATTGCTAGAAGCTCATATAACAGTGGGCAAGAGAGGGTTTGTCGTCCGTGAGGATGATGTTACGCTCTTGCGCACTGCGTATGAGATAGGTGCCGGTACACGTAATATCGGTGACCCAGGTGTATTCGTTAACCGACCTGTTATAACAAACAGGGATCGGCAACGGAAGGAGGCTTTTGAGGACGCTGTTGCGCGGCTGCCCAATGCCACCGACTATCGGACCAACAACACATGTTCATGTGTTGTTGGTGTAGGACCCGATGGTTACACCTGCCCACATGTGGAGGTTTTTCAACCAGACATCGTTTTTTCGGTGGACGCCCTGTATTATCCAGGTGTTCTGTCCTTTAAGAAGCGGTGGCTGGAGAAAAACCCCAGCAAGACAGCTTATGCGGTACTCCATGTGTTTAATCCTCTCCTTCCGGGAGGGGATGTTACCATGGGGGGTGAAGTATATGGTAGCTGGATACGCCAAGGCGCAAACATCCAGTATAGCCCCATCAGTCAGGGGCAATCCATGTACCACCATCCGGATATGCTTTCTTGTTTGTATAACCAACAGGAAGCACGGGTTGACGGGATCCATTATATAGTGGACCGTCGATTCCGTAATGGCACAGAGGACTATATCCTTGTGTCAATGGACCTACCTATAGGCATGTTGGAATACAACACTGACACACCCTTGAACTTAGACTTGCACGAAGCTAAGAAGATTGCGAGGAGTGTAGAGTCAGTTGTGGGGACCTTTAAGGGTGATAATGTTGAGCTCATCAAGCCAGTGGCAACACTGAAGCCTGGTGAGTTCACCATTCGGACCATGCCAGATGGTTCGAAGCTCGCTTCCAAGAATGTTGGAGGCACCCTTAAAGGGCGCACTTTCTACAACACCTCTGGCTGGGGGTTGAGTGAGTGGTACCGGTACATCCTTGACGACAAGGAGTACTCTTTCGTGGCGGAGATGAAAACCATCAATGACGCCTGCCGTAAGATAATGATGGCACCCAAGGTGGAGGTAGCTGATGTTAGGGATATAGCCTATACACTCAGTCTTACCAACACCAAAGAGTTTGGGATGGAAGAACACATACTACCGCTTCTACAAGAAGCCATCCATGCTAACGTGGATTTTGGGCTGAGGATTGAGAACATGTGCCGCACAGAGGGTGCGCGCGTGCTCAAATCCATCAAAGCCGGTAGTATGACCTCCACACCCAGTTGGAGGCGATGGATCTTGTCTAACACGTTTGGTCGCGTGACAGACAAGGAAGATCTCAATGACCACTACAGAGGGCCAATAACTAGACTTGTTGGTGAGATTCCCGCTTTAGGGAACTCTGTGGTGGACTTATCATTGGGAATTGCCAAAGGCACGGTGTCTGCTGTGAAGAAGACACCAGGCCTTTGGAAAACGTTGGTGGCGCTTCTGGCACAGAAGGCTACCAACACTCGTAGTGCGTTAGAGGATCTCGTCCCTCTACCGCACTATTGTTAGGGATATAGGTCTATGGCTCGCGATTTGCGAGCACCAGATGTGTTGGTATCAGCCCAATGCATCTCGGAAGGCACTTATGCTGATACTGTAGGTCCCATCTCCACAAGTGTTGATTGGAAGTTAATATTGCCACATCAAATGGAATTAAAACAATACCTACAGTTAAAATGCGATGACGCAAGCCTCAGACCAGGCTTAAAAAAAATATTGCCGATTGTCACCGAACTAAACCCAGTTCTTATTTATGACAATTGTAAAGCAAACATATATACCGCTATCAAGAGGGATTCTTTAGGAGTCACTAAACCTGAGCGTAGGTGTGTTGATCTTTTTATTAAGTATTATGATAAGATATTTGATGAGGAGATTGCACCACTACTGGATGGTTTTGAGTATGACTTCAACTCTTGGTATAATCACTTGAATGTTAAACAACAAAAAAACCTAAAACAGGTTGACTTCAAGTTTTTAAAAAAACGACGGTATAAAATGTTTTGCAAAGCTGAAAAACAAGAGGTTACAAGTAACGATAAAGCACCAAAGAATAGGTGCATTTGTGGTCCCAATGAGGAGTACAAATACGTTATGGGACCTGTTGTGCATAGGCTTGAAGCAATATTTAAGAAAAAATTTAAGGGTTATTGCTCCGGTAAAAACTGGAGCGATCGCGAAACCGACTTGAACAACAGGCGCCGAGCAGGACTACGGCGGGTTGCTCAGGGAGACGGAAGCGCGTTTGATCGATCCCAGGACCACGAGTTGAAGTATGTTGAAAGGAAAATATACAACTACCTCGCGGATCATGGGTACATCAGACATGTGGATGTTGATGTGTTTTTACAACACGCATTGGCCAAAATGGTGCCCATACACGCAGATTTCATGGTAAAACATGGAAAACACGTGTATATGGAGTCACTAGGTTTTATTAATAAAACCGGAGGAGTGCAGTCAGGAAACTGTGACACTTCTTTCGCGAACACACTTCGCATGGTCATGTATAATCGGTTTGTCATGGAGGAATATCTACACCTAGAGCCACAGGCCTATGGTTTGGATTGTGCAGGTGATGATTTCGCCGCATTCTTACCCATGACAGTATCTGTAGAACAGGCGGTAGAAGCTTATCTACAGGTATTTGTGCAAACCAAGACCCCAGGAGTGCCAGAATTTGGCAACCTCGGGCAGGTTTTGAAATTCCTTAAATTCTCTGACATTGATGGTGTTGATTTTTGTTCCACAGAAACATATTGGTCACCACGTGTACAGAGTTATAAGATAACTCGTCGTCTCGATCGGTTCTTCACTCTGACACCTTACTCACGTCAAGCCCTGAGTATGTCACATGAAGAGCAGCGAGATTACTTACTTCAATTGCACGAATCCAACCTTAGTTGGATGCGTGGTTTACCAATATTGAGTGAGTACAACGACTTGTTGCGCGTCTTCGCACATAGGCAGGGTACAACAAAACCTGTCAAGGTAAAGAATGGGAGATCGGCTATCATTTTGCCGACAACAGCTCATTTTGATAAATTATACCTTGATTCATCTTTAGAACGGTTCAAAGCACTTGAAAATGCTTTGGGATCGGATGATGCCTATGCATTTAGGGACCGGGTGTCAGACAAAACTGACACTGAATTGGATTATCGCGATTATTTGCGCGACCAATACGGACTCTCTCGTGGGGAACAATATCTACTACAACGACAGCTCTCGTCGCTAGTGGAATCCTCACCAGGCCAAGAAGTCAGCTTACCATTGCTGCGACATGCCATAGACCATAGGGCCACACGTGAACTCAGCGTGTTGGCCGACAAGTTTACCACTTATTGAGTAGACACAATAACCCGTGTTCAATACTAGATGTACTGAGTCGACCAAATTAAATAAATAATTGAGTTCGACCTTACACGTACTGTGATGACTTAACCCCACTAATTATAACAAATTAAGGGGCCACGCTTCACTGTTTCGATCAAATCTTGTATTGTTCCCGGAATTGTGCCTTGTGATTGAGGTTGACTACCACTTGTCTAGTACCAAGTGGCTATCGAGTAAAACCTCTCTAATAATGAAAAGAGAACTAGCGG